GTGTTCCGGCAGCGGTCTTACCGCCAATCGCGTTGATGATCGTGTCGAGGCTGTCGAAGTCTGTGTTGATCTTCGTTCCCCACGTATCCTCTGACGCGCCTACCTCTGGCTTCGTTAAACCATATGCCGTTGTTGTCGTATCTGCCATGTTCTATCTCCTATGCCGCATCGGCCCAAGTTTCGCTTGAAGCTGATGCCGGTGTCCAATCCGTCGATGTGGGGGATACAGCCGCCCAGCTTTCTGGCGTGCTGCCCGCATCTTGCCACGTTTTGCTGTTTTCCGCAACAGGAGTCCACGTCTCAGGCGTGTCAGGCTCAGGCTCCCACTTCTTGCGACCATTTGCGACCACAGACGCCGCGCACACGATAACCGACGCAGCATTCTGCACGCGGTTGCATGTGGCACTGACAGTTACTACGCACGTCGCGGTGGCGTTGTCCTCGAATATCGCAACGGCGCTTGCCGTTGTGGACGCCTGCACAGCAATCGCGGCAGCGCCATCACGAACCCTCAGACCAGACGCGGCAACGGATGCAGCAGCGGATATGGAAGCGGAGCCAATATGCACGCGCTCAGCGGCAGCCGTAACGCTGGCAGACGCCGCAATCGTGGCAGACGCCTCCCTGACGCGCGTGGCAGACGCGGCAACGGATGCGGCGGCGGCAATGGTGGCGCTGCCCTCTCTAACGCGATCAGCAGCAGACGCGGTGGTCGTAACCGTCTCAATGATCGACGCAGCGCCGCGAACGCGTACAGATGCAGCAGCGGTGGCAGATGTGACGGCAACAATGGAGGCAGCGCCAATGATAGCGCCGTCCAAGCCGTAATTGTAGCTGCCGTAGGTGCTTCGCCCGTAGCCGCTGCGATACGTCATTAGTCTAGCGTGATGTCGAGATCGCCCGCAGGAATGCGGAACACGTCGCCGGTGTCAATCGTCTTGCTGGCAGTCAGGTTGGCGTAGGCCAGCAGATTGCCGCCAGATGACGCGTCAAAGATGCCGACGGCAACAACGGTGCCATATCCTGCCGTGGCGACGGGCCACTCTTCGGCGGCGCTATTTGTGGCCGTGTTACCTGACACGGTGAACGCCGTGGCTTGGCGCGCGTAGCCGCCGCCGGATACCTCTGTGCCGCCGCCAGTATCGTCAGGCGCAACGGTGTAAAGCGCGGTGTGCCACTCGGTCGGGCGTGTCGCGCTGTCTGTGGTAAACGACCATGTAAGGACGGTTGTCTCGAAGGTGTTGGTGAAGCTCATCTCAATACGCCTTTATCTTCATGCGGCGACCAGATCCGCCGAATTTCGCTTTATCATTGTCTGCGGTTATACCACCAATCGCGTTGCCATACAAAGATGACCACACTTGCAAACGCGCATCGTCTTTCAGATACGGCGCAGAATGCGATAAAGCGCCATATAAATACGCGTCGGGGAAGTATTCCAGCAGCCAGTTAGACGTGTTGCTGTCGGACAACGCGTCGATCTTGGCGTAGTAGTATAGCTCCGTCGAATATGTGCCATCGGGAACGGGAAACACCTCGATCTCGCCAGCCGTGATCGCGTAGTAGCGCGGCTCGTAGGTGGCGTTGGCCGTGCGGCGCTTGCGCTCCAAGAGCTGAAACTGGCTCAGCAGCTCAAGCGGCTGCGTGTTGCCCGACGTAATATACATCCGTATGACCTCGTAGAAGTCAGACGGCACGGCGCTGTATTGCGTGTCGATGTTGGCGTTGGCGCGTTTTTCCTGACGCCAGTGGCGTATCTGGCGGTTCATGTCTGCCTCGGCCAGCGAAATAAACGTCGGGATGACGCTCGTCAGGTCATCGCGGTCAAGGAAGTCGCCTATGCTGGATTGCAGCTCTGCGTATGTTGTTATGGGCATATCAATATTCCATCATTAGCAATCCAAGGTTTCTGCGCTGCTCTGGGGTAAGTTGCCTTACCTCTGTGGCAGCACTTCGTATGCGGCTGGGCTTAGATGCTCCACCACTAGGTCGTACTGGCCCCGTATCTCCGCTTCCGATATTTGAGCCGCTGGCTTGCGATCCAGAAGGCGTCTGTACGCTTGGCTCAACATTCTGTCCTGCCGATCTGATAGAGCCGACGTCTTTTCCGGCCCCAAAACCTTCAAAACCCTGCTCAAAAACGCGCTGACTTGCGTTTGCTCTTTGTTCATCTGTTCCGCTCCATTTCATCAAAACAACGTCAGGGAACCCTTGGCCCTCATCCCAGCCTTCAGATTGCCACTGACGCAGAAGATCGTCATACGCGGCTTGGCCGCGCTCTTCAATGTAATATTCTTTGCTAAATGGTATACGTTTTAGCTCTTTAAATCCATAGCCGCCGTAAACGTTTGGCAAGAAACCTTCTGGGAAGCGTTTACTTGGCACCGCAAATGCGTTCAGCACAGACGCGCCTTGCTCAATAGCTTTTCCCATAACGGCGGGTGACGCCACACCCTTGGCCCCTATCTCGTTACTAATCACGCCAACAAGATCAATCTCGTTATTGCCAAGCTCAGGTATCGGCTTCCCGTCGTTCATCCATGTGTAGTCTGGATTTTTCTTCAAGCCAAAATACAAATCTGCATCGCCAAGCTGAAACACTTCAAAGTCGCCAGCTTTTTTACCGGCAGTCACATCTTTTGCTGTGTATGGCTCTAAGGATGGCAGCGACGGGTTGCGTAGCAACGCGCGCTCGAAATCTGTAGGAGAAATGCCACCTTTAGTTTTTGGGATGCTAGATGTTTTCCAGTTTCCGCGTAAAGCCTGATCAATCAATTGAGCCTGCTGCGGCTGCTCAATGCTGTAATATTGCGTTGCTTCAAAAAGATTTCTAGCGCCTTCTGGCGTGACTTTTTCCGATGGCAGAGCGCGCCCAAATGAGTAGGCCATGCGCGCTTCGTCAACATTGCCTGATTTATCAAGCATTGTTGGCCGAGATGAATATTCTGCTTCAAAGCTTGGGAACAATAATCCGCGCGAGACTGGGTTTTCAAAACGCCCTACAACACGGCCTCCAAGGCCAGTGTCGTAAGACATATGCGTCGGTAGCTTTTCTGACTCCAAGTTTAACAAGCCACGACCTTTATCAAGCTCCAAAAGTAACAGCGCATCGCCAAGATTGCTTCCGGCAAACTCTGGTTGGATTGTCGCGTCTAAAACTTTTTGGAAATTAGGGCCGCCAATTGCCATAGCCTTTGGAGACGTCATAAGTTTTGATATAGCTTCTCGCTGCGGGAATGTTGCATTCCGCATAAATTCATTAAAAAATGGGCTATCAAACCCAACAAAACCGCTTAGCTTTTGCAACTCTGGGTCAACTGTAGTTTTCCCAAAATTTGACACCACATCATTTAATTGCTTAACATTTTCATCTGGCAATCGACCTGACTGAATATACGCTTCAAGCGTTCCCATATATGCATCAGCAATTGACGCATTGGATTGATGGGCTTGCGGAGACATTGCAGTGACAGCAACAAAATCGCTATCTTTGCCAAGTTTTGTCGATCCTTTACTTGCGCTATCAACAAGCCAAGCAATCTCTGCATCTGAATATTGTTTTTGCAACGGAAACAACGGGCCGCCTTGCAACGGCGTTCTGCGCGTTGTTCCTGCCGCGTCAATGCCCTCATAAAACGTGCCAGCACGCGTTAGATCCGCAGGCGTTGGCGAGATTTTAGCGCCAATAAGATCGCGCGGGTCAATCACTTCCACATCTGCATATGGCGTAACCTCACCGGCTGGCGTAGTAGCGGCAGCGCCAGCAGAGCGCGCCTCACCGGCTGGCTGAAAGATTTCGCTGAGCATGTCGGGGTCGAGCTGGATTGCTGAACGCGCCAAGCCGGACGCGTCTGCTGCAAGCTTGCCAGCGTCCTCTGCGATCTGCTGCTGCGCTGGCGAGCCGCCAAGCAGCCCCTCCATAACGCCTTGGATGGGCGTCAGGTATCCGCGTGCAGCCAGAGCAGCAGGCGTCAATGCAAGCGCCATCTCGACGCCCATATCAAGCGCAGCGCGCCTGCGCGCCTCCGCAGTCTGATCGGGGTCGAAGACAACGCCGCCTGCTGTCATCGCGTTCATCTGGCCCTGCACGGGGTTCATCTCGGCAACCGTCTCTACCGCTGGACGTAGGTTTGGGGGAACGTAACGCTCTAAGCCAGCAAACAGCTCGTCAAGCGCGGTGCGGCGCTGCTGGCCGTTGCTGAAGAAGTTGAAAAGCTGTTCCATATCAACAATCCCACGCGCGGCGCGACCAGTAATTCGCGCTCAGCTTACTCGACTTGCCCTTGATGCCGCCGGAGCGTGCGCAGTAGGACGCTTTGCGCTTAGGCTGATCCTTCTTGATGGACATGGCAGGGTCGCCAAAATTAACCTTCTTCACCGTGTCGCCCTCAACCGCCAGCACTTCAAACTTCTTCGGCCCGCCGCGTCGCGGCTTATTCACCGCCGTGAACCCGTGGCGCTTCTTCGCTGCTGCGATCTTCTCTGCCTTCGTGCGCGCCATGCTATTTCTTCTTCGCGGTCTTCGCCGACTTCTTAAACGCCTTCGCGGTGGGCGCGCCCTTGCTGCCCGCCTTGCGCATCTTCTCGCCAGACCCAGCAGCGATGCGCTTACGCTTCGCGTGAATGTTGGCGTATAAACCCTTGGCCATCTAAGCTCCTTCGCCCCACTGGACGCATTGATAATCTGTTGCGCGGTACGCAGGAAACATCTGCCGCGCGTATTTCAGCCCGCTCGGTATGGATTGTATGCACTGGCTCTCGCTCTGCATCACGGGGCTGCCAAACGCAAAGCAGTTACCCTCGACGCTGCAAAGCAAAAGCAGCGCCGTCCACATCACTTCTTCTTCTTCGCGTATGACACCTTCTTGCCAGACTTCTTGGCGGCGGCCTTGGCTTTCGCCATGCCTTTGGGCGTGTACGCGTAGTGCTTCGATCCAACTTTGGGCATCGTAACCTCCGTTATATCTTCCAGCATAATAACATTAAAACGCCAAAAAGAAACCCCGCGCGCGCAATGGGAGGTGCGCGGCGGGGCCAAGTTGCGCGAGACAGGGAGGAAACTCGCTTGAGGTATAGATAGCGCGAGCAGGAGCGCTTGTCCATGTAGGGGGTAGGGTAAACTTTTTTCAGAAAAATGCAAATAGCTGCATTTAGGGGGTTGTACCTATGTTAACAAAATGTTAACGTCAGGTATAAATCAACAGGGGCTGCGGCTCCGCAACGCTCGGGAGGGCAACATGACTAACTCAAACTTCACATACAACGACGGTGGCCGCGAGGCCGCAGGCTACAAAGGCAAAGCGGGCGACTGCGTCTGCCGCGCCATCGCAATCGCAGCCGACTTACCATACCAGCAAGTCTACGATCGCCTCGCGGAAGGCAACGCCACGCAACGCGCGTCTAGCCGCACCGCCAAGCGTTCACGCTCAGCGCGCAACGGCATCTACACCACACGCAAGTGGTTCAAGGATTACATGCTTGAGCTTGGCTTCGTCTGGACAGCCACCATGCAAATCGGCAGCGGCTGCAACACCCACCTCAAGGCCGACGAATTGCCGTCAGGCCGACTGGTCTGCAACGTGTCGCGCCACGCAGTTGCCGTGATCGACGGCGTCATCCACGACACGCACGATTGCTCGCGGGGCGGCAAGCGCTGCGTCTACGGCTACTGGCACAAGCCCTAAGCAATCCCCTGCAAATTGCGCTTAATCGCGCCACGCCAACGTGACATCGGCCCGCTCAGGGCCGTTGCCGCGTCTGACGCCATCGTCAGGCACACGGCGTCGGCAAGGTCAGGCGAGCGCAGGCCGCGCTTGCGCATGGCGTCCTTGCTCTCGGCAGCCATCTTCCCAGAAGACGTGAACGCGTAGCGGATGCCGGTCAGGTCAGCCAGCAGC